CCTCCAGGTCGTGGAATGTGGACATTCGGTACACCACTCACAATGGAGAAGCGTAACTCAGCAGCACTTCAGAACTGTGCAATGGTATCAACAAAAGACCTAGACAAGAATGACCCAGGTGCTCTATTTGCTTGGGTAATGGATGCTCTTATGCTTGGTATTGGTGTTGGTTTTGATACCCTCGGAAAAGATAAGAACTTCCCAATCTATGCACCAACCGAACCAGAAGTAACCTACGTTGTTCCAGACACTCGTGAAGGATGGGTAGAAGCAACTCGTCTTCTAATCAACTCATTTCTTCGTGCAGGTCAGAACATTCAGAAGTTTGACTATTCTGAGGTTCGTCCAGCAGGTGCTCCAATTAAGGGATTTGGCGGTATTGCTTCAGGTCCAGAGCCACTAATCAAACTACACGATAAGATTCGTCACGTTCTAGGGCAGCGTGTTGGAGAACAACTAGATGCTCGTGCCATTGTTGACCTAGTTAACCTAATTGGCACTTGTGTTGTTTCTGGTAACGTTCGTCGTTCTGCTACCCTTGCACTAGGAGTAGATGGAGATGAAGACTTCCTAAACCTAAAGAATGCAGACGTATTCCCAGAGCGTAACTCATATGACCCAGAGAATCCAGGTTGGGCTTGGATGTCAAACAACTCTGTTGCTGCAACTGTAGGCATGGATTACTCAAAGTATGTTGACCGCATTGCAGATAATGGTGAGCCAGGATTTATTTGGCTAGATGTTGCTCGCAACTATGGTCGTCTTGCAGACCCTGCAGATGGTAAGGATTACCGTGTAATGGGCTTCAACCCATGTGCAGAACAGCCACTAGAATCATACGAACTATGTACTCTAGTTGAGGTTCACCTAAACCGTCACGAGAGCAAGGAAGACTTCCTACGCACTCTAAAGTTTGCTTACCTATATGGAAAGACTGTAACACTTCTTCCTACACACTGGCAGCAGACCAACGGTATCATGCAGCGTAACCGTCGTATTGGTACATCACTAACTGGTATTGCATCATTTGCTGACGAGCACGGTCTTCCAACTGTTCGCACTTGGATGGACGAAGGATATAACAAGATTCGTTTCTATGACCGCAAGTACTCAGAATGGCTATGTGTTCGTGAATCAATTCGTGTAACTACAGTTAAGCCTTCTGGTTCTGTATCAATCCTTTCTGGTGCTACCCCTGGTGTTCACTGGGGTCCAGGTGGAAAGTTCTACCTACGAGCAATCCGCTTCAGCAACCAGGACCAGATGCTACACCTATTCCGTGCAGCAGGGTACAAGATTGAAGATGACCTAGTATCAGCAAATACATCAGTTGTATACTTCCCAATTTCATCTGGTCACAAGCGAGCAGAAAAGGATGTAACTCTATTTGAGAAGACAGCCCTTGCTGCTACAGCCCAGAAGTACTGGTCAGACAATGGTGTGTCAGTAACACTCTCATTTGACAAGGAAACTGAAAAGCAGCACATCACTTCCGTACTAAACATGTACGAAGGTCAACTAAAGGCTGTATCATTCCTATCGATGGGTAAGGATGTTTATCCACAAATGCCTTACACCGAGATTACAGAAGAGGAATATGACTACTACATTGGTCGTCTTGCAAAGATTGACTTCTCTGCAATTTACGACGGTGTAGAGAATCTAGATGCTATGGGTGAGGCTTACTGCACTACCGATGCATGTGAAATCAAGATTCCTGACAAGAAGTAATTGGATGTTGAGATGCCCTGTCTTTAATTAGGCAGGGCATTTTCTTATGTGATAGAATAGTGTATATGGCTACCAAAACTAATCTGTATATTGATAAAATTTTATCCGAACACCCAATTGCTGCATGGAGTTTGGATGAAGATTTTTCAGCAACAGGTCCATTCACCTATTTAGATTCTCTTTATTCTCCATCACCTGTAGTAATTCCAACTCAAACAACTTCTAATGGCGGTGGCTATATGTCATTCAATACTACTGGAAATCATGGTCTGATGCCTGGAGACTATGTTTTTATTTCTGGACTAACTCCAAATGGATACAATGGTAGGTATAAAGTTTACGACATTTTATCAAATACAAGGTTTACTGTTAACGGAACTACAACTGGCAACGTTACTGTTGCAGGTACAGTAACAAAAAATTATCAGGCATATGAACTGACAGCATATAATACTAACAAATATCCAGGATATGTTCTTAGGCAAAATCCACTATCATCAAAAGTTCCAATGGTGTATGGCTCAGAAAAGTCTCAGTATGGCTCATTCATATTACCATCATTTGGATTCTTAAGTCATTCAGGAAGATATGGTCAATATACCCTTGAAACCTGGATAAAGATGAAGAGAACAAAGGGCAAGAACAAGGTAAAACTAATTGGGTTATTTAATACATTGCCAACCACTGATGATGGAAATGGTCTATATCTTAGTGACTCATCACTTATTTTAAAAATTGGAAACAAATCAGATATGGCATACATTAAACAAACACATAAGCCATTGCTGATTCACATCACATATTCTGAAAATGCAGCAGCACTATTTGTTAATGGTGAGCAACTTATTAATTTAATTTTAGAAACATCAGACATAGACTTGCTGACAGATACTACAAACAATTATTTGACATTTCAATCCGCAACATATGATTGTCCAGCAATTTATCCATATAGACTTTCTTTGGCACAGGCTAAAGTTCATTATGCATATGGTCAGGCTGTTACTGTCCCAGAAACAATCAATAAAAAGTATGGTGGAAAAACTGTCTCAGTAGATTTTGCAAGTGCAAAATATGCAGCAGGATATAATTATCCAAATAATGCAGAGTGGAAAAGCGGCATATCAGATGGATTAACAATCGATAAATATTCTATTGCAAGCAAAAAGTTCACACTTCCACAGTTTAATTTTTATGACACATCCACAGAAACAGCAAAGACATTGGATGATTTTGTTTCTGTTCTATCTGCAGCATCACAAACCTGGAAGCCAAAATATGGCTCATTCTCAACAGTCAACTCAAACGTTGAAATGAAATCATTAAATCTAGTTGATTCCAAAATAAAAGGTTTTTATGCAGACTATAGCATTAATGGAACTGCATCAACATCAGAAAAAACTATTTTTAAACTTATTAACAAGATTGATAAAAACTTTTTAGAGATAACTATACAAAAAGTTAGTTCAAATGTTGAAATTAAATATTATTTTTATTACAATGGTGCATTAACAACACTTACATCTGCTAAACAGACTTTTACCAGTTCTTCAAATATGAGAATCATCACTGGTATAAGTTTCGACAAATTTGCAAAGGCATATGACAATAGGCTATCAACATTTTTAAATGCAACACAGGACCTGGCATTATTTGCATTTGGCAATAACAATTTGAATAATGATACTACACCAGATGTGACTATTAATTGGATAAAATTTCTTACTCAATATAAACTTGACAAGTGGTCTCAATATTTTGTAGACTCAACAGGAAGATTCTTTTGCCCTACAAATGCACTGACTTCTGGCACAGCAGAGGCAAACCAAAATGAGTCAGTTGCAACATACGAACTCAAGTATATTCAATCAAGAATAACATATGGTACAGCCTATACATATGACTCATCATACTATTCAGAAAATTATTTTACAATTGGAACATCTGGTTATTGGAAAAATGATGTACCATTAAAGTATTTTGCAAAGTATGTAAAAGATGCCTCAAACAACGATGTATATACTTTTAACAATATTCAATTTAACGTTGATTATGATGCACCATTGCTAAACACTACTGCATCAGGTGGAATAAAATATTTTGATACATCAAATTCAAATGCGAAAACATATGTAACATTTGAGTTGATTGATTCAGACTACCAACCAGATTCAGCATTTACAATTGTGCCAATTAGCATAGATAGAACTGTTAAACCAAATCCAGCCAATTATCTAACTAAAAAATATGAAGTTGTGGATGGAACTATTATTTACCCACCAAGCGGAGTTGACATCTCTACACTAAGGTTGGTAAAGCATATCGATGTATCTGTATCAGATATTGCAACTAGCGAGGTAGAGATTAAATCTCTAGAACTTGCATCACAGGCTTATTCATTAAATTCAGCAACAAAAAATTCTGTATTTACAAAATATGGAACACAACTTATCCCATATACATATACAGTTGTTAGTGGAAACAAGGTATATGACTATTCTGGTATTGGAAATGCTAGAAATCCATACATCATCGAAAAGAAAACAAGTCCACACTTAAGTCTGGACAGACTTTCTGGAATTAGGCTAGTTGGCTTTGATTCACCAGTTTCTGGGGTTTATCGTGGAATCAGAGTTCCGCTAAATGAACAACAGAATGCAAAATCAAAATTAAGTTCAATTCAGATGTTTATATATTATGATGCAACAATGGATGTAGACAATTCAAGCAAGGAATCATTTCAATTTTCATCAAAAGAAATTTTTAATATTGTTGCATCAGATAGAACACTTACAGCCACACTAACAAACACTGGCACATATGAATCATCTGCTACATTATCAATATCAAGCAGTCTCGCCACTCAACCAGATAATCAAAACATACAATATTACATTAACGGTGTTATGACAGAAACTCCAACAATCAATACAAACGAGTGGACAGTACTTAGTGTAGTATTTCCAAAAACATTAAGTTTTGACTCATTCGCTGGAGAGTTTAATATTACTGGACCACTTGCAATAGATAATATAACTTTTTATGGTTTTTCAAATACAGAATATTTGCAAAATCAAAAAGACGGAGAATGGCTTGAAGTCAAGACCCCAGTTTCTGGTTCTGACTATACTTGGCAATATTGGAATGACCTTCATATATGGTCAGACCTTACAATTGTTAGTAGTGGAACATCGTTTCCAATATCCCCATCAAAAGTGTATGGCATGTATACTGGTACAAATATTCTTTATCCAGGAGAATATGGCAATTGGAAAACAGAACTACATGATGTTCAGTATAAATTCTATAATGACTTTGTAACGTCCAAATATACATACTCAGCCAACTAATATGGTATACTAGTGGTATGAATATTGACGTTAACAAAGATTTTGGGCAGGTAATGCCAAACCAGATTGGTAAAACAAAGGTATCAATCGTAGAAGAACCATTTTCCAACTATGGAATTTATGTATGGCAGTTGCCTTCTGGTAAGTTTTTTACAGACGACCACGGTAATGCACTAAGTATTGACTCAATGAAGGGTGACGAATCTCGTATTGCACTTCTTCGTAATGAGGCTTCTTGGAATGGTCAGCCACATGGTCAGGCTGTTTTCTTCCCTAATGTTCGCAAGGTATCAGATGAAGAATATAGTGAACAGATTGACCGCATGGCTCAAGGATACATTCCATCAGAAACTGACCTTGGTGCTCTTATTGCCGCAAAGAAAACTCAACTAGAATTTGGAAGTGAAGAATAGTGAGTTACTACGAATACGCAAATACCCCAGCACGACTTGATGAGGTACAAGATGCTGTAAATGAATTCCAGTCAATGGACCCTTTTACAAAATCATGGGATGAAATTAAATCATTTAATGGAATGAATACTAATTTTAAGCGTAGAAGCACAAGAATGGCTAAGGCTCTAGGTGACGATGCCTACCTTGAATCTGCAGGTGCTATTCAAACTGGTATTGGTGGAGCACACTCAAACGCAATTAATCCAGGTGTAGTTTTTAGAAATGCCTATGGTCTATTTGACGTAATTACACCACCATACAATCTATATGAACTTGCAAGTTACTACGATACATCATTTGCTAACCACGCCGCTATTGATGCAAAGGTTGAGAATACCGTTGGTCTTGGTTACGATTTTGTAGTTTCTGATAAAACAAGTCTAAAACTTGAGGCAGCAACAGCAGAACAAACTGACCGTGCTCGCAAGCGTATTGAAAAACTTAAAGTACAACTTCGTGATTGGCTAGAAAGCCTAAATATGGATGAATCTTTTACATCAGTAATGGAAAAAGTATTTACAGATGTTCATGCAATGGGTAATGGGTACATTGAAGTTGGAAGAACTGTTACTGGTGAAATTGGATATATTGGTCACATTCCTGCTGCGACTATGCGTGTACGCAGACTTCGTGATGGCTTTGTTCAGATTATTGCCAATAAGGTTGTTTATTTCCGTAACTTTGGTGCAAAGAATCAAAACTTTATTACTGATGACCCACGACCTAACGAGATTATTCATATTAAAGAATACTCTCCATTGAATACTTTCTATGGTGTACCAGATGTTATGGCTGCAATGTCTTCAATTCTTGGAGACCAGTTGGCAGCACAATATAATATTGACTACTTCAACAATAAGGCTGTTCCTCGTTATATTGTTACCCTTAAAGGTGCTCAACTTACACAGGAGGCAGAGGACAAACTATTCCGTTTCTTGCAAACAGGTCTTAAGGGGCAGTCTCACAGAACACTCTATATTCCACTACCAGGAGATACAGAGAACAACAAGGTTGAGTTCAAAATGGAGCCAATCGAAAATGAGCCACAGGAAGGTTCCTTTGCACAATACCGCAAGCAGGTTCGTGACGATATTCTAGTTGCACACCAAGTTCCACTTTCAAAACTTGGCGGTAGTGATGCGTCACAACTAGCAGCATCTTTAGCACAAGACCGTACATTCAAAGAACAAGTTGCTCGTCCTGCACAACGTAATTTAGAAAAAATTCTAAATAAGATTATTCGTGAAAAGACAGACATTCTTGAACTTAAGTTTAATGAACTTACACTCACAGATGAACTTGCACAATCACAGATTATCACTAATTATGTTAAGAGCCAGATTATGTCTCCTAACGAGGCTCGTGAGATTATAAATCTCCCAGAACGCTCTGATGGAGATGAAATGCTTCAGCCAACAGCACGTCAGACTGCAGATACAAATGCTAATGACAATAAGAATAGAGAACGTGATGCTCAACGTCAACAAGCACAGGCTGATAACACTGCAACCACACAAGGTAGAAATCCAAAAGGTGAGGGGAGACGCTCTCAATAAAATTGTGTTATAATAACATTTAGATAACATTCAATAAAAAGGGGCTATAATTATCATATGAGTATTCAAAAGGCACACTTCGACGTTGACG